TCTATATTCATCAGCAAATCTTATTGTTATATTTCCGCTGTTAATTGTTATTTGTCTTATTACAATAAATTCTGCATCTTCCTCTTTAAAATAATAAACGCTATTCGGGTAAATTTGAATTGTAAATCTATCAATAGAATGCGGTTTTTGTTCCCAACCAACAAACTCCAATTCAATAGTTTCATACGTGTTTGAGCCTTTTATCCCATTTAGGGTCAATAACATATCATAATTTGTCGAAGCATTAAAAACAAACGTTTGATAAAATATATATTTGTCACTTGCTTTTCTTTTTATCAAATTTGGTAAAAACCCCTGCTTATCAACTACGAAAATATCATTCACGTTTAAATTACTTCCTAATATTATGTTCCCGTTTGCGTCTGTTTGCATTATGTTCCCGTTAGAAACCTGTAAATTCCCATTTCCTATTTGCAAATTGTTACTCACATATTCCATACTATTTGTTATTCCGCCCACCTTTAGCGTTTGTGGATAAAAATAATTGTAATTATTAAGCAAAAGACTATCAGCCCAGACATCTCCGAAATTATTTGACAAACTCGAAATTTTAGCTAATGCCACGTAGTAGGTTGTCTCGCCTGGAAACGTTACCCAATCACTTGCTACGTTTGCCCTTGTAATCCTTCTAATTGCGACTTGAAAATTTGTATCTATATTTTTTCCATCTTCTACCAAATACGGAACTACAAAGCTCCACGTTTCGAAATATGAATATTGCACTTCGCCCCAGTTTTCACCTTGTCTTTTTATTTTATATTCATACCTCCAGAAATTACTCAAATTATCTTGTTTATTTACTGTTATTATTACTAAATTCCCTCTTATTTTTATGTCCTTTAAGGTAACATTCGCTGGAATATTTGTCCACCCTCCAGAGTTTACTCCGTCACTATTTGTCGGCGATATAACCTGTAATATATTTGACGTTACTGTATTTACAATGTTTTGTATTTGTGTAGTGTTTTGCTGTTGTGTCGGCTGTGTTTGTATCGTGCTTTGAGTTATTGTCGTTTCTTCTACATTTACTAAATCAATCCTCATTTCCGTTTTTGCTAAATCGATATTTTTTACTATGTTTTGTATCTCATAAAGCCCGTTTATTCCTGCTTTTGTGTCAATGAAAGTAACACATTGACCAATTTGTAGTGAGCTGTCGTAATCAACTTCTGCACTCACGAAATATTTTCTTACTTTTATTTTTTGTGCAAGTCTTTTGCTTAATTCATTTGCTTTATCTTCGTTGAGAAAATAATTTTTTGTTATTGTTATTTTATTATCTAAATTATCACTATTTACCAGCCCACTTTTTACGTATTCTTTCGCAATTTTTAGAGTTGTAGCTTTTATTCTACACTTTTTTAAAACCTGCGTTGACCCGGCATTATTTTTAAGTCTGTATTTTATGTTTTTCTTATCCTTCGTAAAATCGACTACTGCTATATTAGAGTTGTCTTTTTCTGCTGTAAAAGTGTCGTCGTAAAGATATAGCAAATTTTCATCTTGTATATCAAAACTAAATTTGCTACCATCAGTCGGATAATAAGCGTTAGCCCCAATCGATATGTAACATTCGCTTTTGTCATCTGTCGGTGGATTTTCTCTTGTCGTATTTATATGTATCAAATCGTTTATCGTTTTAACTAAATCATATCCTGTCACTTCTACATTTTTTTTGTTTTCTGTAAAATTTTTAATTTCTGTAAAATAGCTTTTGTCAATCGTTTTTGTGCTTGTATAACTGTCTTTTGCAAGGTAAATCTCTTTTATCTTTCCATTTGTAAAATCAAAAACCGCCCCAATGCTGTTAAAAAGTTGCAAAATAGCTGTATATAAATCTCCACCCTCAAAAAAAGCGAATAAATAATAACTGCTTATTGTCCCAATGTTTATATTGTTTTGTAAATTCGCATACGTCAAAAGGCTTGTCAAAATTTGCGAAAAGTTTTTGTTTTCAAAAACCTGTTCCGGGATTTTAATTTCTTTTAATTTTTGCGTGTAGTCTAAAGCTTTAATACTTGTATAAGTTTCAATTCCAACAACCCGCACATCTAAACTTTGTATACTTGTCAACCCTTCAAAAATTATTGTTTCATCTTCTTTTACTCTTACAACTCTCTGTTTTTCAAAAACATTTGCAAAATTTCCCTTTAGGTCTATACTTAATTGAGACGTTATCGGCTCAAAACTTTCTTGATTAATTCCACTGTGTTCTATATTTATTTTTTTTGTATAATTTGATAAATTAATTTCGTTTCCGCTGTCATTTACATAATAAAAATTATATGTCATTTGCTTCTTGCCTCCGCAAGTTTAATTCCTGTTCTTAACCAGTCAAAAAATTCGTTGTCATTTTTAAAACCAGTTAAAACCCCGTAATTATAAAATTGCAAGTAAATATCACGTTCTTTAACAACACTTAATCCACTTGCTCCACCTCCACCCGTGCTTTGTGTATTAGAAGTTGCCACTGATGGCGTGCTAACATTTGATATCGGGCTTACGTGTGAAATTTCACTTATTCTACCCCAGCTTACCCGAGAAATTTTTACCCCTGCCCAGCCTAAAGCATTATTCAATTGGTCTATTACCCAGTTTATAGCACCTTCTATCGCCCCAACTATCGCATTTATTACTTTTCCAACCCCGTTCATCACATCAATCACAAAATTGATTATCGGGATAAAAACTTTATTTGCTAAAAAGATAATAATATCAATAATAACCCTTAAAGCGGGGCTTACGGTTCTTAAAATAATATTGATTATATCAAGAACAAATTTTAGAACAGGAAATACGAAATCTGTTAATAATTCGCTTAAGGGCAAAATAATATCAACAATATCGTTTATTATATCAAAAATAACGCTTAAGAAAGGCGCTAATATTTCAAACAATCTTGTCATTGTGCTTGTTATAGAATTAGTTAGCTTGTCAAAAATATTTCCCAAATTTGCGAAAGCTTCGTCAATTAAAGGTCCTAAAATTTTTGCTACATAATCCATCGTATCTTCTACCGCCCCCATTATTTTTGCCACTACAGTGCTATATTTTTTCAACTTCTCTAAAAAGTTAAAAATCAATTGAATTACAACCTGTATCCAGCTTACTCCTCCAACAACTTGCCCGCCTTGCGATTGTTGCTGTTCCTGTGATTTCTGTCCTCCGACATTGAAGCTAATATTTTTAGCATTATATAAATTGTTTGCGATATTTTTTGTGCTATCTTCGCTTTTTTTTAAAATGTCTCTTATAGCTTCGAACGCACTTTTACCGCTTTTTACCTTACTAATAAGTTCGTCGAAAACATCTATTCCTTTTTGCCAACTATCCGTGATTTTTGTTAGTTCGATTTCCTTTAGCTTTAATCCAAGTTTATTAGCAAGTCCTACAATTGCGTTATAAAAGCCTTGTAACAAAATTAAAACTTGCTCAACAACCCCTTTTATCACCTTTAAAATAAAACTTATTGGTTCGCCAAAAATTTTTAAAATCGCTGTCGCAATAAAATTTATAAATCCTAACATTACATTTATTGCATTACCGAATATTGTCAAAATCCCTTGTATAATTCCCCCTATCATTTCGCCAACAACACTAAATGCCATTTTTAGCGTGTCCAAATAAGGCTCAATTCCGCTGACGAAATTTTCAAAAGCCGTCCTAATCGGTTCTATAATAGGTGCTAATAAATTATTAAATGCTTCACCAAGCTTTAAAAGTAAATCCTCTGTTGCGTCTTTTATCCCCTCGAGGCTCCCTGCAAGGGTTTTATTAAAATGTTCGAAACTACCGGAAATGAAGACGGTTTTTTGTCTTAATTCATCCAGAATTGCATTTGTTTTTTGCAAACCTTCAAGCTTACTAAAATCATTTAAAACAATCCCTAAATGCTTTAACGCCCTTGTATTTCCCACAAGTGCCATTTGTATAGCTTGCGTCGCCTGTTTTAAATCTATACCGTAGAATTTCGACATATCTTTTGCAAGCCCGCCAAACTCGCTTGATAGCTTTATTATCTCCTTTTTCCCGTATCCCAGCCCTTTAAAAAATGTTGCAAAATCCCCCATTAGTTCTGTGGCTTCTCTTCGTGTGCTTCCAAAATTGTTTCTTAAATTGTTTAGGGCTTCGTCTACTTCTCCTCCAGCCCCTACAAGCATATTAAGCTTATATAATTTTTGCTCGTATTCGTTGTAAGCTTCTATACTTTTTTTTACAACCGCTATCACTGCACTGATAGCTCCAGCAAGCCCTGCAAACCCAGCAACCGCTTGAATATTCAATCCTGTCAGTTTTTCTAATTGCTGTCCAAGCCCGCCAAATGCTCCCTTCGCTTCGCTTGTTTTTTCAGCTACGCCTTTTACTTCGTTTTTAACTTTGTTTATTGTTTCACTTGCTCTATCGTTTGCTATAATTTCAATTGTTGTTCTCATATCAGCCATTTTTCAGCCTCTCAAGTCTTCTGTTATGCTCCTTTATAGCTTCATTTTGCAATGTTCGCAATATCAAAAAGTCCCAATAGCCTAATTCATCCCATTTCACACTTTTTAATAGCCCGTTTTCGTTCAAATCGTTTACAAAAATACTCACTAAACCACTTGTATAATTTGCCAAATCGCTGTTTTTTATTTCAACTTTTATTCCTTTTACATAAGCTTTGCAAATCGTTTCGATAGTATTTATTTCGTCTTCTGTAGTTTCTATTACTTTTAGCAATTCATTATATAATTTTTCGTCTGCGTCTTTACCAAAAATTTCTTCAAAAAGCAAAAGCGGTGATGTCCTCAATCTAAAAACATCTACCGCTTTTATTTTTATATTATTAACTTTGCTCAAATATTTCATATTAAATCTTCATTCAAATAATTTTTAAGCTCTTCAAAGGCTTTTTTGAATTCTTTATCATCGTTATCAACCCAGCTTTCAAGCCATTTTATCTTTTTATCCACGTCCCAGCTTTGCCATTCTTCAAATCCCGCTATTGTTCTTACACAATATGCAAATACATATAAGTCTTTTTTAAATAACACTTGCAAATTTGGCTTCGCTTCATTTTGTTGAAGTGCATTCAATGTTAATGTGTCTTGTTGCAAAAGTCTTGTCTGAAAATCAGCTCTCATTAAGTCATTTATTTTCTTTACTTCGCATTCTCTCTCTTCGCCTGCTATCACAAATTTTAAAGTATCAAACTTGTTTTTAAACTCTATCATTAATAAACCTCCGATTGTGAATTTACAAGCTGTAGCTCAATTGACGGGTCAATATTATTTGTTATCGTCCCGTAAGTTAATACTTCAAACGTTATATCACTTTTTAGTATTTCGTCCCCGTCGTTTTCTTTATAGTCATTTACCCTACAGCGTGGAAGGTTAATTATAAGTTTATTGTTTTCGTCCTTTACAAGCTCTATGCTCACAGAAACATCATTTTCGCCAAGATAATTATTCCAAAATTCTAAAGCTGTTTCGCTCAAGTTCAGACTAAATTTCGCTGTAGCTTCTACTCCACCACGCATAATTCCAACCGCTTCAAGCCCGCCCATAAAATTAAAATCAGCTTCGGCTTTTTCCGTAATATCAACCTCGAAACTCTTAACAGGTATTTCAACGTCATTTACTTTCACTTTTGCTTCATAAAATCTAAAACTACTACCCGTAAGCGATACACTTTGCTTATTTTCAACGTCCCCTTCCTGCATTTTTGCCGAAAGTAAATCAAAATCGGCTGTAATAAAACTGTTTAATTCACCTTTAATACTTACCCCAATTACTCTTGTATTTAAAAAATATCTTAACCATTCAATTTTATACTGCTCAACCGCAATACTTACGTAATCATCAGCAACACTAAATTTAAAGCTATGCGTATAAGGGACACTACTCCCTGTTACCGTTTCACTGCCAAAAAGACTTTTAAACAAAACTCCCTGCCCTGAGCTATCAAGCTCAACGCCGTTTATTTTCCCTTTCCAGCTCCTCGTTCCTATTGCGGTATCTTGTTTTAGAAGCCTTCCCGTTAAAGCTTTGCTTTCAATCTTTCCTGCGTCAAGCTCAAACCCGCCCCCAGAAAACTTTAAAAAATTGTTTATTGTAGCGGGTTTTACTCCCTTCGTTGCCTCTTTTGCTACTGCTATATAACTAAATCTCCCGTGTGCCATTTTTTTACCTCCCTTTATTTTTGCACTTTACAACTTATTTGTAAAGCTATAGTTTTATTGTTATAACAAATTATTTTATCAACATTAAATGTTATAAGTTCTTTATGCTCATCTAAAAAAAATTTTAAGTTTGCATATTTTAGTTTATTAATTATTGTTTCTAAATCATTTTCAAAATTTTCAATATAAAAAGCTATTAAAGCCCTTGCATTATATGTTAACTCTTCGTGTGCTCCGCCCATTTCGAAACCAAACAACTCAAGTAAATCTATTCCAAAAAGCTTTGTGCCTGTCGAAAATTCAGGCGGTTTGATTTCTGTAAATTTATAATCTTCAAAAATATAATTAGCGAAACTTTTTATTAATTCCATCATTTTTTTACTCCTAATACTAAATCAAATTGTTCTTTTGCTTCGTCAACTCCTGTCAGCGCACCGCTCACAAGCCAGCGATATTTTGCAAAACGTGGGCTATGTTCAAGGTAGTAAGCATAAGGCAAACCAGCTCCGTTTATCGTCATACTTCCAACCTCATACTTGCCGTTTGTTATTTTTGCGTAGTTTATGCTATTTGCAAGGTTCCCAGTCCTACGATGGACAGGATTTCCACTCAATCTATTCATTACAATTGCATTTCTTATTATATTACAAAAAGCCTGTAAAGCGTCGTTAAGTTTATTAGCAACGTTTATTAAGTCGCCTTCTGTGTCAATTTTAATGTCTATCATATCAAGCACCCTGCCTCGTGTTTTTCAATCGAGTAATATTTTTTCACAATATCAGCGTGTTTACTAAAATCAAAATATTCAAAGTTCACATTCAGAGCCCCAGCTGTCAGGCTGTCGCTCTTACTTTTTACAGCTAACAAATCCTGTTCGTATTTTTTCACATATTCCGCCGTCAATTCCGCAAAAAGCGTCTCAATATCTTCACATTCTTCGTCGTAGCCGTAAGTAAGTGTAATTTGTTGCGGGGAGTAAAGAAATTGTAATGGGATTTGTATTAGCCCTTCGTTTTTATCAAGAATTGTCAAGTCCACGTCTGCAATTTTTGCATTCACAACAGGCAAATAACAACTGCTAATATAAGCAAACTCCGAAGTCGGGAAAACATTGAAGGTAGCCGTGACGACATCAAAAGCTTTTTTAAATTGCTGTTTGTATCTTGCAAAAATCAAATCAGCTATAGCCTCAATGTCTTCGTTTTTAAGCTCTGTTTTAAAAAATTTTTTAGCTTGTGTTACTACTTTATTTTTGTCTATCACAGCTACCTCCCTTTATATATTAGCTTTCTGGTGTAAACTTGTAAACTCCACTTAATTCAGCTCCGAAAGCAAGTAAAGCTTTTGCAATAATATAGGTTGTCCCTGTATTATCGATTATGTCTAAATATACAATATCTCCCATCATTCCGCTTGCTACGTAGTCCTTATTCAGCACAATTGCTACAGGTGCCTCTTCGTCAGTTGGAATTGAATATACATCCATCCCAAAGAGTTTTCCTAAAACTCCCGTATTTACAACTGCATTGACGCCAAATTTATCAATCGTTAAAAATTCAGGCTGTGCGACAAACCACGCAAGAGCGAGCGGGTTTACAACTATTCCGCAATTTTGCGGATTATCTACTATTTCGCCTGCTGTTGCTAAAACAGTCGTATAGAAATCTGCCGCTTTTACGCTATTATCAAAAGCAAATACGTCCCCGTTTGTTGTGGCTTCTAAAAGAGCGTAGGCAACTTGGTCAAACTTTCTTGCAATGCTCTTTTTTAAATTGCTTCTTATTCCATCGATTAAACTCTGCCCGCCTGCCATCTCTAAAAGATAGCTTAACGGATAACGTCCTGTAAACTGCTGGGCATTTAACGTAATAGTTTTAGTTCCAATATCGCTATCTGTTCCAGCCCCTGTTTCAGCCGTGCTTATCATAGCCTCACCTAACACAGGGATTTGAACGGTCGTTGCCTGCATTTCAATTATTTGGTTAGGCATTACATACAATTTGCCGTCTGAAATACCGTCAAAAACTTTCGCTACGTCGGTAGTTGCATACTGCGTAGAAGTTCCCAACGTGTTTACTGCTTTTTCAATCAATTTTGCTTCTTTTTCAACTTCTTTCGCTTCTTTTACAGTCTCCACCTCAACTTCTTTAGTTTCTAATTCGGGCTCTTTTGTGTTTAGTATATCAACTATTTCTTTCACGTTTATTTTTTCCATATCTCTTACCTCCGTTTTTATTTTTTCCTCACTAATTGCTTCTTTAAAGACAAGTCTTTTTTTTCTTGTCTCTTCAGCCTGCTTTGTTTCTTCAATTTGTTTATTATCTTCTTGCAAAATTTCAAAAGTCGCTTCAGGGTTCGCTGGCACGCTGACAACAGAAATTTCCAGCAAGTCCCCTTCTTTGTAGATTGTTTCGCCATTTTCATTTATTCCCTCCGTATTACTTATAAATCCGACACTAAAGCTTTTCAGAGCTCCTTCTGTTATTGCCTTCAAAATTTCCACGTCGTCAGTAAAGATTTCGGCAATAACAAAAAGCCCTTTATTATCAACTCGTGTTTCTAACGCTTTACCAATTACTTTGTCTCTATCGTGATTATACAAAATCACCCCACCTGCGTTCAGGTAGTCTTGTAAGGACTTTAGAAAGGCGTCGCGTTTTATAATCTCTCCAGTTCTATCAAGCCTTTCTGTGCTTGCATAACCTTGTATTTTCACTCTTCAGCCTCCTTTTCTACAAGTTTAGTCAAAAGTGTGCATCTGCAATTTATTATTTCGTCTGTGTCTGCCGTTTCGTCATACGGGTATAAAAGCCCGTTTGGGAATTTCTCATCATTGTTAATCCACCCAACCAGCCCAGCTTCGTAATGGCTTGGTCTAACTCTTTCGTCTTGTGCTGTGCTCCATCTTTTTACAACAGTAAGATTGTTTCTGTTTGCGATTTTTTCAACTTCTTTTGCATTTTCTCTAATCGCAAAATTACTTGCTCTATTTATTTCTGTCCGTGCTATCGTGTATGCGTCAGCTTTCGAAAAAAGATTTTGTAATTCTTTTGCAACCTCGTCGGCTGTATATTCCTTGTCTTCTTCTACAAGTTTTTGTATAGCTTCATAAACCCGTTCTGTTAATGAACTCTTAAATTGCAACTGTTCGAAAGCTTTTTGTAATGCGTCATCGCCTAAATATACGTCATACCCCTGCCTTGTCAGCTCGTTTTCAAGAGCTCTCTTACCAGCTTTTTTCCAGTAGCTTTTAACCACCTTCAAAATGTTTTCATCAATCATATCAAAAAAGTCGTCATTTATCTCAAACGTAATTCCTTTGTTTTGCTGTCTCCTTATGTAGTTTTTTATTGTTCTATTATATTCAGCTAACAGTTCCTGTGTCATAAACTTTTCAAGCGGTTGCATTTTCTTTGCGTGCCAATTCCAAATTTGTTCGTCTTCTTGTAAAAGTTGTTTTTCTGTCAGTTTAATATTTTTCAACGCCCTTAAAAATTTTTGCGGTGCGATTATCTCAATTTGTTTATTAACTTCTTCATCATTCTTAACTTGCTTTATCGAAGACAAATCTCTATCGATTTGCAACAATTTTCGGCTCTCTTCTAAATCGATAATTCCAGCATTAAACATTTGCAACACTTCCTGTGTGCTAAAAATTTTCACGTCGCTTAAATAATCAATCCCGCTAAAATCTACATCAACCTTAATTTTGCTATTATAGGCATTCTGTAAAAACTTTTCAAGTCCAGCCCTCACAAGCTCAACGTAGCCTTGAAGGGTCGTTTTATAGAAAGCTGTAGCTTCCTCTTTTGCTAAAGCGTAAGCCCCACCTTCCCTTGCTTGAAATAATAAAAGCGGTATTCCCATTACCCTTGCGATTGTTTTTATAATAAAATCTTTTATGCTATCAAGCTTCTGCAAATCTGCTTTGTTTTCTAATACTTGCAAACTCGCAGGCAAGACAGGGCTTTCCCCGTTATTTAGCTTTTTCTTTGCCTGAAATAGTAAGCTCTGCATAATATTTATATCTCGTTCGGCGATTGTATCTATCTTATAAGCTCCAAAAAGCCCGTAAGATTTTAAATAAAACGAATTAAATTTTATATAATAGTTTTCTAACTCAATAATATCTTTTAGCCAGCTCCTAAACCCGCCATCTTTTGTGTCGGATAAATTTAGCAATAAAACTCTATCCTTCGCAACCTTTACGCCGTTTACGTTTATACTTGTTATTTCCCCCTGCTTGTTTTCGTTTATTGTAAATTCGTCCCCGCTTAAGATATAATTTTTGTCATAAAACACTATCGCTACCTTCCCTGTGTCAAGTAGTTTTTCATACATCATTTTTTTTGCTTCAAACTCACCCGACACAAGCTTATTTCCTATATTTGCAAAAATATTTTTAATCCCTTCTGGAGTGATAATAAAATTAAAACGTGCAAGTTCATTTGAAAGAATATTAATTCCTGCAAGATAAGACGGGCTATATTGATTAGTTGCTTGTGTATTGTTTAAATCTATCGTGTTTGCAAAAACAATTTGCTTTTCGATTATATTGTTTTCTACTTGCTTTTTTTTAAACAAGTTCATTTATCAACCTCAACGTCGCTATTGTTTTTTCGTCAAGTCTTTTATCATCCTCTACAAAATTTGTATAGATTGCATATCGCATAGCGTCTAATAGATGGTCGTTTACCTTCAAAACTTCTTCTAAAATCCTACCATTTTTGTCAACTTTGTAAGCATACTGACTAATTTCCTTTAGCAAGTTTTCCCCGCTCACATAAAGCTCCACCTGCCTTAAAAAAGCTATACCCTCGTTGACGTCTTTTACGCTTGATTTAGCATTAAAACCCGCCCGTCGTAATTCCTCAATCCTGTTAGGTTCGGCACTATCGCAATAAATTATTTTATCTTTTAAATCATACTGCTTTAGTAGACTTATCAACTCCTGATTTGTTAAATTGCTCCTATAAAGCATTTCTTTTACAAAATATCTATTTCCTTCTTTTTTAATTTCTACTAAAGCCGTAGGGTTATTGAAACCAAAATCAAGCCCGTAAAAATCGGGAGTAATATCGAAATCAAATATTTTATAATCCTTATAGACCAATGTGTTGTCTTTTTCTCCCCACTCACCGAGAGTATAAACGTTATAATAGTTTTTATCCCTTATCCCTTGTAATGTTTTTATATATTCCCTGTCCAAAAAAGGGTTGTCTTTATAAGTCGTTCTTAAAATAAAAACATCGTCTTGATTTAATTCTTTTATTTTGTCTTTTAGCCAACTCGCTCGTGCTACGGGATTGAAGGTTAAAATAAATTGCTTATAAAAACCTGTTTCGCCCCGAAGCCTTAAATCAAGCTGATTAAAATCTGTGGGTGTTATCTCGCTTGCCTCTTCGCACCAAACCGACGAAATATTATCTATCGATTTTATTTTTTCCTCATCATCCAGGCCTGTAAAGATTATCTCGCCAGCCCCAACTTTAATTTGTCTCTTGTGCTCTGTAAATTTGTAAGGTAGGTTTTCCGACTTTAGAACCTTTTCGATAAGATGAATAACAGAATTGTTTAGGGTGCTTGCATATTTTCTAACAACTAAATGTCTACCACCTTGAAGTGCTCTAATAATAATTTTCCTTCCAGCGTGCTCTGATTTTCCACTTCCAGCCCCGCCGTAAAGAAAACAATATCGTTTTTTTGTTAGGATAAAATTTTCATACGCTTCAGCTACTTTCACTTACCCCTCGCTGTTTTTAATTATTTCTATTTTCAACGTAGTTGGTATTTGTAAATTAAAATCTTCTTCAGCTCCCCATCCCCTGCTTTTGGCTTTCGTTTTTAGAAAATAAATTTGTGCTTTCACGTCTCCAGCAAGGGCTTTTTTTATTAATGCGTTTTCAACTGCGTCTATGACGCTTTCTTCTACTTCTTTTATTCTTTCAGCAAAATTTTTATCGTTTCTAATCCATCTATAATAAG